TTAGGGCCACGCTCTGCAATTGTTTTGTCAAATGCTGATTTATCGAATACATCCCCGTCTCTATCTACGCTTTCCATTTCAGCAATAGCAACCTTTACGCTACGCTTAGATGTATCCACATCCAATGCTTTGAGATCGTAAACTTTGTGCTGTATTGTATTCATGCTTTTTTTATTCTGCCAATAAGAAACGCAAACGGCGTATCTCTGATCATTTTCGCCGAATTCCCCAACCATTTCACTATCCCCCATACAACGATCTAAAAACTGATCTCTATTTTCGTTTGCTCTTGGACTTGGCATATTAACAAAATTGAATTGATATATTATATTTTTTATCTTAATCTGTCAACTATAGGATTTTTTCTTACTAACCTTCCGTTTGCATCCCTTTTATTTGTAATGGCAAATGTACAACGGCATCTGATCACATCTACCGCCTGCGCCTGTGGGTCATGCGGATGATCTAATTCACTACCAGATCTACTATCTACAAACTTATCATTAAAATCTACGGTTTGCCCATCTAAATGCCAATGGTCGGCTTTATCCTTTTGCCCTTTGAAAGGGTTACCCCTTGTTCTATTATCCTTTGCCGCTATCCAAATCTTTTGCTTTTGAAACGGTGACTGATCCGCCCCTACATATGTGCCGGCATGGATAGCCCTACCAACCTCAGTACGTGCGATCATTTCCGCCCTATTTCTATTTAAATCAGGTACGGCTTCCGAAATATACTTTGCATAATCATCATAACCCCATCCTTCCAAATTGCCACGCTCTAAAATGTCAATCATCATTTTTCTGCTTGTCTTTACTATCTGTAGCACCCCTTGATTGTAAAAGTTAGTGCCTAAATAGTCGAGTATCATTTGTAACCATAATTCAGATGTATTAAATTGCTTTTCTTTGCGAAGAGTATCGTAATTCTGTCTTGCATATCTTACCCCAATTTCACGTATTAGCTGATCTAATGTACGGCTTATCCTATCGCTAAAAAGTAAACCATTAGTAAACTTTCGGGCAGATTGTTCGCTATCTCTTAACGCATCTTTAAAATCTGACATATCAGACTGTAAAGCATTGTAAAACTTAGTAGAATACTTATTAATGTATTTAACCGCCTTGTTCCGCTCTCTGTTCCAATATATCCGTCTTTGTCTGGCAGTCATATTCGGTGATAAAGTTAATTAATTGCTTACTAAATTGGCCTCTTTTAATTATCATCTTGCCATATTCGTTAATGCAGTTTTTCTCTTTTTCTGTTTCAGGATACTTACGTTTGGCGATACTATAACAATATTTCTTAATTTCTGTTATTTCTGACATTGTATTCTATAAACTTGTAAAACTCTATTGCCGGCACGTTAATAAAAGCCTTAAATATGTCAGCATTTACAAACTGCCACCCGTAATCCTTAGCCCATATAATCGTTATAACTCTCGCTTTGTTCATCTGCCACCGATTCATTAGGTACGTCAACATCTTCTATTACGCTGTATTGTCCGGTAATTAAATACTTATTGTGCATATCCTCATTTGTAGGCTCAAAACCTAACAATTGCCTGTATTCATTGCCCGTAATTGCGCCCCTGTCAAACATCCCGTTATAGACTGTTGACATCTTACTGTAATCGTCTTGCAATTCAGGTATGGCAGAGAAATCGTAATCTAAATATTCCTTTCCCTTAAACGAGGGTACTAATTGCCTGTTAAGTTCGTCCCTTAGACTGTTGCACAAAGGCATAATTAGGTCGGTAACAAATTTCTTTTGCGCCCATTCCTTATTACTAAAAGATTGACCAGATACTAAAATGTCTGGATCTACACCAAAAGCCATTGCGATCCTTTCCATAGTCTTATCCTGACTATCTAAAAGTTGCATATCTACAGAATCCTTACCAATATCTAAATAGCCCCATTTGCCCTGCAAAGTAGCTACAGCCGACTTCATAGCCGTATTATTGATTTTATTATCAATAACAGATTTTAGCTGACCCGATTGCTCAGGGGTTAAATTATCCAATGTTTCGTTAAACATTACACCTTTTGCCCCGCCATTCTGAAACATGGCTACCGCAGCCTCCATTGCATCATTATCCTGTTGTAATCTACGTTTAAGGGGAAGCAATGGGTTAAAGCCACGTAAATGTTCCCGATCTACCGCATCAAAGTTTGGATTAAATGTTTTCCAATGGATAATATCTGACTTGGCAATAGGTATAAACTTACCGCCTATATTTAGCAGATAGCCAGACACACCGTATAGATCTTGAGGATCAGGCACTAACTCAACCTTTGAAGGTGGCAGTACGTACATTTCCAATACTTCGCCGTTTTCTATTCCGCCACGATTAAGCCATATAAAAACCTCACCGTAAAGTGTATAAAAAGAAAAGATAGCCTCAAAAAAGCTATCTGAGCCCTGCGAGGGGTTAGGATTATTTATAAGCATTGATAAAGGCGTATTAACGGACATTTCATCCAATGCCTTAACCTTATTAATCTGATACTTAGATATATTAGTTAGAGGTGAACTTTTGTATCTTTTTAATGCCGTTTGGTTTTTTGGCAGATACGTGTAAATAGGCACATTCGACGCTTTCTTTGCTATTTTCTTTACTACCGTATAGATAGTATCGTTATTACTGTAGGCATTGGAGTCTTTATCCCATTTAAAAAAATTAGCCTGATGGCCAATGTAAACGCCGGGAAAAGTCATAGCCTTAGTTTTGATCTTTTCCATGCCTAAAAGTTTCGTAATCCAACTCATTAGAAAGCTACCCAACTGGGCGATTTAGTGGTTAATTTTGTAAAGATAGCATAACGCATGGCATCTAATAAGTGATCGTTTTCTTTGACCGGTGACTCATCCGCCGCTATTTCCCCGTTTTTATCTGTTTTCCATTTGTACGATTGCAACTCAGATTTTAGATTATTGCTGTTTTGTACAATATGCAAAGGGTATGATTTAACCTTCATGATGCCGGCCCATACATCTTTATTAGCTGGCTTACAATTAAATCCCGCCCTTGTAAGTTCTTCTATCGTTTTAGGCTCAGCTGCATCACAAAAGATTTCATCACTCCTTGACAAATTTAGTTCCTTTAATTTGCTTATTATGTCCGAAATTGTCAACTTAGGAGAGTAAAGCAATTCCTTTACATAATTAGCGGATTCGTAATGCTCTACCTTTACTAATGCTGTAGGTACCGTATATCCAAAATCTAAGCCGTAAAATGTCTGCCCCTTGTTTGGAAATTCATCCGCTATTTTCCATGCAGTATAAATAAGTTCCTTAGATGCACCCCTTTGCCCTAACCCGTACACTTTCCACATAAAATCATCTGGCAAATCTTTGTAGCTTTCTATGTAATCTATTTGCTGTTGGGATAGGTTAAATATATTGTCAAGGTAGGTAGAATGAATCTTTTTGTTTTTGGTATTATCGGCAATATCGTAAACCCATGATCTAAATTCGGCAGGATTCCAATCCATAAATATAGTCCCTGTAGTACGCATGGCTAACTGATCAAATAGTATTTTATTGATTAAGTTAGCTTCATTAATAAAAAGGATATCTCTTCCAGGCCCTCTTGCCTTTCCTTCGTCTTCAAGTCCGAAAAGTTCAATATAACTACCATTTGGGAATGTATAGACAAAATCTGTCCATCGCATCCATTCATCAAACCAATTTCCGGTATCCTTTAAAATGTGCTGTAAATCTCTAAATGCGCCTCTTTTAATGTGAGGCAATGAATGACTAACTATAGAAATGCGGATGTTTGGTAATGTTGTTGCAATGCTAACCAATATTTGAATAACGCTGTAAGACTTACCGGATCGGCTACCTCCTTCATTACAGATTATTTGGTAACCTTCACGATATGCTGAAATAGTCTGAAATAGTACATTACTCGGCTTTGCCATCTGGGGTTATTATTACAGGCCTCATTTGCGGAATATCTATTTCCTGCTTTGACTTATCAGTCTGCCCCAACCTTTGCTTGCCTAACCATATAAGCATAGACTTGTCTTTATCGTTTATGGCAGCATCGTACTGAGCCGTTAATAGCCTTGAATCACCTTTTGCTCTTTTTTGGGCTTTATATGCCGAAAAAGCCATGTTTTTTTCATCTTGGCATCTGATGTATAAAGTATCTTCATGACATCCTAAATAAGCCGCTATTTGCGTTCCGTCGCATCCTGCTTCTAATAATTTATCTACCTTATCCCAATCTATCTTTATCATTTTAACATATATTTTATGGCATTAATATCTGCCAATAATTCTGGATTCTTTCTGCGAAGGTACATCCTTCTAATTACTTGGTAAATGGTCTTTTTGTATTTATAGCATATTAGCGTATCTCTTATTACCGATCTTGGGGCGTTATATTCGTTAAAGGCATACCAAATATAAACATACCTGGCTTTATCAAAATTCTTTGTTTTCAGGTCAGATTCTCTAAATTTTGGGGCATCGTATTCTATCTCTAATATAGAGGCTATTTTATCAAGGGAGGACAATATATGAGTTCCCATTTAAATATAAAAATATAAAAAAATATAAAAAAATATTTGGAGATGTTGAAAAAGTGTATATATTTGTATTCAGATAGCAATTATTCTAAACATTAAAACCTAAACACTATGCTACTTTGGATCATCGGACTTATCGTTTTCGCTTACTTTTACGATTTATTAAACATTCAAAAGGTCAAACAGATGCCTATCTGGCATGGCCGGTACGCTCGCAATCACAGACAGAAACAAGCTCTCAAACAATCTAAATCCTATTACAATGCTCGTTAAATTTATGATTGAGTCCACAGACTTAAATCACATTAAGTCGATCTGCTACAATGATGCAGAATATAAGCAGGAAAGTCTTATTGCTAAATTAGTCGCTGTCCATCCTGTTACAGATAATGGCTTCCGCTATGTTGAGATTGAAGTTAAAAGTATGGAAATGTTCCTAATGGATTTGCTCATACAAGGTAAGCGGATAGGAAGAAATCATGATCCGATTCCTTATAATACTCCTTTACCATTTTAAACAATAAACCTAAACACATGAAGCAACTACTTCAAATTCAGGCCGAATTAAAAGCGCCAAAGAATCAATTTAACGCATTCGGGAAATACAAGTACCGCAATGCTGAAGACATCCTGGAAGCCCTCAAACCTTTGCTTTCAAAACATGGATGCACCTTAACCCTTAGCGATGATGTTAAGGAAACCATGACAGGACTTATCTACGTTGAGTCATTAGCAACTATCTGCCATGAAGGAGACTGTGTTACCGTAAAAGCACAGGCAGGAATCGATCCAGCACGCAAAGGAATGGATATTGCCCAGTCTTTTGGCAGTTCCTCCTCTTATTCTCGCAAATATGCTTTGCAAGGGTTGTTCTTGTTAGATGACAGTCGAGATCCTGATGCGACCAATACACATGGCAAGGATTCAGCACCTACAAGAGAAGATAAAGACAAGTTAATTAGACAGACTGAAAAGCTACCGGAAGAAAGAAGAGGCAAAGCTA